TAGCGTTAAGAGATTGGATTAGGTGGTCAATCGCTTTAGGGTCATGCGCCACATTGTCAATAGAGATTAGTTTAGAGCCTTGCCAAATTGAGTAAGTGATAGTCATTGTCTGTTCTTCTTTCGTTAGTAGTTATAGTAGGAATTGTAGAGGATAGGGCTGACAAATGGTAGCGACACGCTCTTAGTTAGAGTGTGATTTAGAACACCATGTCTGGTGTATTGCTAGGTATCTACACTCTGAGCAGATAGCGTCTCCTAGTCGTGCTAGTAGTTGCTCTCTGCTTTCTAGAGAGTTTCTGTTTTCATGTATTGAGTTCATTTAGAACTCCTTTCTGTTTATCTAATACCTTTACTCTACAGGGGGTCACTGACAAATTCTAATCGAAATTCGGACATTAAGGACATTTATAAAAATAATCGCAAAAAATCATGTGATAAGGGTCACATCTGGGAGCACTATAGGGACAATTCGGACATTTCTATAGTGTGTATCATACAAATTAAAACTCTATTAACATTTCTTAAAATCTAATTCCTAGTTGACCAGAATGTAATAGTACGCTATTATAGATACATGGAGATATGGAAAGAAGTACCAGTAATTGTGCAACGTAATGGTTCATTCAAGCCACATGGATACGAAGTATCTAATTTAGGGCGGGTAAGAACCAAGAAGCAAAGATATGGAAGACCTAGAAAAGATACAGGTAAAAGACAGGATCTTCTTGTATATCGATATGTAAATGGAAGACCAGATCAAGTTGGTTATATCCAATATGAGCTATATGATGAAAACTCAAAGAGAAAAAATATCCGTGGACATGTACTTGTTATGCAAGCATTTGTTGGCATACCAAATCCTGGTCAAGTAGTTTGTCATTTTGACGATGTCAAAAATAATAACACCTTGGCTAACTTGAGATATGACACTCAAAAGAATAATCTGGCAGATGCCAGGAGAAATAAATTTTTGCAAACTATTGACCTATAAAAATCTTCCATGTTACAATTGGAAAGGTTTCGGGGGTTACACTAAGAACTCAATATGCCAGATGTATTGCATATGATCTTTGTGAACTTTCTCTACTTTCCTTTAAGTTAAAAAAAGGGGGGTAGGGGGGGTTTGCTAAAAATCTAATTTCCAGATGAAGTATTAAAAAAAATATTATATTAACATTATATAAGACTAAAATCTTAGTCAACTAAAATAATAGAGAGAAGCAAAATAATGGCTACAAAAAAAGCGGGAAAAGAAGTAGAAAACACCACTTGCTACACATATAAAGTAGAGATGTTAATTCAAGTCCTTGCTAAGGATGAACCAACAGCTTTGGATCAATTAGAAAAATCTGGTGGCTATGTTACAGATAGACAAGTTACTCTAATGGATAGTGTTGCTTTATATAATGGTGAAAAGGGATAACTTTTTATCTCCCGCCCTTTTAAGGGGTAGGATGTGGTGATACCACCAAATAACCCTGTTAGGGCCTTAAAACCCTCTCAGGGTATTTTTATGGGGTATTATAGGAAATAGCTAAGATGTGAAAATGGGGTCTCTTCTCGCCGAAGCACTTTTTTCGCACTAATTGCACTATATGACCGATATGTCCTATATTATATGCATATATAACAAGAAACCCAATCAGAGGCGGATCCGATTGGGTTCTTTATATCTTGCGATATATGTACGTAGGAACATGTGGGATGCTACAACTACGCACAATTCAATTGTAAAATAGCTTTTATTCTAAGTCAACTGTTTTTAAAATAAAGTTTGCTGACCATCTTCGTCTGGTGCAGAGTATGATGGGGCGGGTCCAAGAAGGTACCCTTCCTCATGATATGAAACCATCTTAGATACATCCTCTGGCCCAACTAGTTTATTTGCAATAATTGTTAATAGGTCATATATACGGTGTAACATAATATAATTAACCATTGGTAGGTTATCTTCTAATGCTGAGGATTTTTCTTCATTTGTCATCTGGTCTACCTAAGTCTTCCCAAAATTTTTCCCGCCCCATATTATCAGTTGGAATAATAGGGGTGCTGTTACATTGGCAATCTTTATCACATGTCATTTTTAACCTTTTTCATAGTCTTTATAATTTCGTCATAAAAACCAAATCCTATAAATTTTTTATATTCACAAGATAGGCAATACAAGTATACCTCGTCTTCATTTGTCTGATTAGGAAGAAGAAGACCTTGATCTAGTGGGCAAACCAATCTAGGAACAAGGCCTTCTTCAGAAAGTGCTATGTATTGAGATACTTGCTGTATCCTACGCATTTTCTCCTACTTCAAGGTAGTTGGGAATTTAGTATAAAATTCCTTCGCTCTTGGGGTTAGACCCTTCCAAGCTGACCAATTTGTACCGCCCTTGGTCATATAGTACGTTATCTCTGCGTTTATTACTGGATCAAATAGTAGTACATTTGATCGCAGGTCAAATTTTTCTTTACGAGCAACACCAAGGTTTCCCAACATGTTGATCTGAAAAATTCCATAGGAACTGTCTCCAGTATTCCTGTTGCCATTATATGCTAGTGGGCGTCCACTGGACTCCGTCTTTGCAATGGCCCAAGCCGTTCTAAGGGCTTTTCCTTCAAAACCTACTGCTGCCAGTAGTTCTTTCAATTCAATGTCTGAAAGCTTTTCCGAAGGCTTGTAAACAGTATTGCTGTACTTCTCTAAGGTTTCTTGCTTAAGTTGTACTTCTGTCTTTGGTTCTACTTTTAAAGCTTGAGCGGGGATCACGGTATTGTTTGTAAATAGGAATAATGTTATCATTACTACTACAGTCGTACTGTGAGCAAAATCGCTTAGCTTTTGCTTTATATTCTCCATTGGCATTTCCTCCTTTAGAGATAACGAACTATAATCTTAACATTGTCAGTAAGTTACTGTCAAGTCAGTTGACCAGAAAGATATTATGGATATTTCATTTTCTACGCCAATAAGTAACCTAAAAACTTCAAATGGTTACGGTCATGCTGCGTCAAGAATAGTAGATTCATTAAAAAGATTAGGTCATAATGTACCATTTCAGGACGCAAGGGCGGATGTTCAATTAAATTTTTCTCAGCCTGTGTATTATAAGTTACACAGAAATCAGTATCAAATTAGTTATACACCATGGGAATCAACAGTTGTCCCAAAGGAATGGTTTGAGTATTTAGACGCATGTAATGAAATATGGACAACTTCAGATTGGTGCAAAGAAGTTTTTGAAGCAAATGGAATTAAAGATGTTAAAGTTTTTCCACATGGTATTGATCCAATATGGAGACCAAAGAAAAGAAAGCTAGAACATGGTAGACCAATAAAATTTTTGCATGTTGGTGAGCCAGCACCAAGAAAAGCAGGACAAATGGTGGTAGACGCATTTACAGCTTTGTATGGAAATAACCCCTTTTACTCTTTAACCATAAAAGCATATAAGAGCAATACTACCCGTATCTATAATAACTATATGGATAAAAACATAATCGGTGTTCCAGATGAAAAGTTTAGTAATATAAAAATAATTACAGAAGATATGTCAGAAGAAGAACTGGTAAAACTTTATCATGACCATGATGTTTTAATTTATCCAAGTTATGGTGAAGGATTTGGGTTTATTCCATTTCAAGCACTTGCTACTGGTATGCCAGTAATTTGTACAGATGGTTGGGCCCATTACGATAAGTATCTTGGTCCACTAAAATTAAAATCAGATTTAGTTAAATCACCTTGGCCAGTTCATGAAGGTAAAGTTTTTGAACCAGAGTATCAACATCTACTTGAGCTTATGAGAGATGTTTCAATCAACTACAATGGATATGCTGGATATTACTTCGCCCAGTCAACTAAACTTCATGAAGAATATAATTGGGATCGGTTGACTAATAAGGCCTTTGAGCATATTTTTAAAAAGTTTTCTTAAGGCCTTCCCCACTATAATAAAGTTTGATACACTTAGACTTCATTCAAATTTAATCAATCCGTTAGGCGGAAGAAAAGGTGTCACTAAAAATGTCAAGAACTATTGAAAACCCGTACGAAAACTTTATTGCTTTGTCTCGCTATGCAAGATGGATGCCAGAGCAAAATCGTCGTGAAACATGGGGTGAGACAGTAGATCGTTATTTTGACTATATGCTAGGACATCTAGATAAGAATTATAGCTATAAGCCAGATGCAAAGATTGTTGAAGAACTTCGCAATGCTGTATTTAATCGTAATGTTATGCCATCAATGCGATCAGTAATGACTGCAGGTGCTGCATTAGATAGAGATCATGTTGCAGGGTATAACTGTTCATTTGTTCCAGTAGATAATCCAAGATCATTTGATGAAACAATGTATATCTTGATGTGTGGAACAGGTGTTGGATTCTCTGTTGAGTATAAGTATGTTAATAAGCTTCCTGCCGTCCCAGATTCATTAGAAAAGTCAAACACAGTTGTCATTGTTGAAGATTCAAAGCAGGGCTGGGCTAAAGCATACCGTGAACTACTTGCATTGCTATGGTCAGGACAGATTCCAGCAATTGATGTTAGCAAGTTGCGACCAGCAGGCGCAAGACTAAAGACTATGGGCGGAAGATCATCAGGTCCACAACCGCTAGTTAATCTTTTTGATTTTACAATTGCAAAGTTTAAGTCTGCAACAGGACGTCAGTTAAAGCCAATTGAGGCACATGACATTATGTGTAAGATTGGAGAGATTGTAGTTGTTGGCGGAGTTCGCAGATCAGCAATGATTTCTCTTTCAAATATTAATGATATTGAAATGGCTCAAGCCAAGTCAGGTAACTGGTGGGAGAATAACTCACAGCGTGCATTGTCAAACAACTCTGTTGCATATTCTCGCAAGCCAGAGATGGAGCAGTTTATTGCAGAATGGAAATCTTTATATGATTCAAAATCAGGAGAACGTGGAATTTACAATGTTGCAGCAGCACAAGCACAGGCAGCAAAGTACGGACGAAGAGATCCAGAGATTCATTATGGAACAAACCCATGTTCAGAAATTATTCTACGACCTTATCAGTTTTGTAATCTTTCAGAAGTCGTATTACGTGAAAAGGACACAGTTGAAGATGTCAAAAATAAAGTTCGCCTTGCAACAATTCTTGGAACGTGGCAGTCAACATTAACTGATTTTAAGTACCTTCGTAAAATTTGGAAGGACAATACAGAAGAGGAGCGTTTGCTAGGAGTATCTTTAACTGGACAATTTGGACATAAGTTTTTTTCTGGTAAAGAAGATATTAATAAATTAGAAAAGGTTTTAGTAAGCCTTCGTGAGTCAGCAAGAGATGTAAACAAGTCTGAAGCCAATAAGATTGGAATTCAGGAATCTGCTGCAATCACATGTGTAAAGCCTTCAGGAACTGTTTCACAGCTTGTAGGAGTTTCTTCAGGAATGCACCCATGGCATTCAGATTATTATATTCGTACAGTTCGTGGAGACAAGAAAGATCCAATTTCTACATTCTTAAAGGAAGTCGGAATCCCAGTAGAAGATGATGTAATGAAGCCAAATGATACATACGTATTTTCATTTCCAGTTAAAGCACCAGAAGGCGCAATTGTTAGAAATGATTTAACAGCACTTGATCATTTAAAGACATGGCTAGTTTATCAGCGTGCATGGTGTGAGCACAAGCCATCAATTACAGTATCTGTAAAAGAAGAAGAGTGGATGGAAGTTGGTGCTTGGGTATATAAGCATTTTGATGAGGTATCTGGAATTTCATTCTTGCCGCATTCAGATCATACATATAAGCAGGCTCCATATCAGGAAGTAGACAAGCAAGAATATCTAGATTTGCTTTCAAAGATGCCAAAAGATATTCGGTGGGAAGATTTATCTTTCTACGAGACAGAGGACGGGACTAGCGGCTCACAAACCCTAGCCTGTACTTCTGACGGAAACTGTGAGATTGTAGATATTT